CAAGGGATCAAATATAGAACTTAGTAATGGAGCAAAGAATGGAGAATTCATAACATCGGGTGCTGACGCAATATTAAAAGGATTAACCTCAGGTGCAAGTGTGGGCGCCGAAACACCTCCTGGGATATTAAATCCAGGCACCTGTGAAGGTAATTCAACTCCTGGCAAGATATTCTCAGCACCAAGAAAATTAGTATTAAATGATACAGGTGCTATTGGTACTCTACCTCCAGCCTGATCTAACCCAGCTAGTCTTAATAACTCAGTTGAAGTAGGGTCGATTAATCTATTTAGTGGTGAATCAATTACTTGAGATTGTAATTCACTTGTTCCTTGACTAGTACTGCTTCCACCCATATTATTCTCCTTTCTTGCGCCTAAATGTTGACATAATCTGTTTGTATCCTTTTCTTTTCCATATATCTGGTCTTGTGGTTACAAAGTCTGAGGCAATCGCACCCTTGACTTCGCAATCACGATAGAATGTATCAATTAGAGCATCGGCGATACCATTAGAGCGAAACTTCTCATTAATAAAGAAGTACTCAGTATAACCAAGTAAATTCCTTGAGAAATTATAATAATGCAAGTAACCCATTATAAAACCAATAGTCCTAAAGTTACTCTTTGCAACAAATATAATCTGCGAAGGCAACTTAAACTTTAGTACAAGATTCTCAAGGAACCTCTCAGACTCCTTACCATCAAGTGGAAGCTCAGTCTCAGGCACAGTAATCTCCTTCATCATATCGCCCCACATCTCAGCGATGGCGGGAGCATCCCAGATAGTGGCGCGTATAATGTCTATTGTAACAGCTTCTTTTTTCTTATCTTTGTTTTTACTCATGGCGTTAAAACATCAATTTCTTTATCACCAGTAAGCTGCAAATCTCCTCTACCAGAATCTCCCAGAGTGTAAACTCCTTCAACCTTTGGTGTGATTTCTTTGCTTGCTACCCCATCTACAAATGTAAACTTGTGTCTTAGTTCAGTTCCCTGCCCATTGATAGCAGAAATATTTACAGATTCATCAAAGTCCTCTCGTACTGTTCCGCTTGGATATTTATTTGTCTTTGCGGTAATAGTAATTGTTGAAGTTTCTCCCAGTTCAATTTCTTTCGGGTCAAAACTTACCACTCCGACTTGAGGGGGTGAGGGTTGAGTATAAGTTCCATCTCCATTATCAGTCCAACCCTGACAAGGAAGCCTTGCAAAGTCTGTTACATCTGTATACCCTGCGTCTACCGTGTCATTAAAAACAGCAACACAAGTTACCGTACTACCATCTGATTTTAAACCATATTTTACAACCATAATTCCTCCTATTCTAACCAAGTTACAATAGCATATCCTGAGCCGCCAGCGCCACCATCACCATTCCCTCCTCCTCCTCCACCACCTGAGTTAGCAGCAGCGGCAACACCAGTAGTAGCATGACCAGCTCCACCATCTCCATACGAACCGCCACCTCCACCTGAATCATAGGTATCGTCGATTACACCTGCATGACCAAAACCACTACAAGAACCTAGAAACTCAGCTCTTTTAGTACAACCACCAAAAGCACCACCAGTTGAGCCTGTTCCAATAAGTATTCCATAAGTGTGATAATCAGGGAAATGGTAATGACTGGTAGTTTGAGTTGTTTTTGTATATCCACCACCTATACTACGTAAAGCATTAGTTTGCGCTCCACCACCCCCACCAATAGCAGTAAGGGTTGTGTCTCCTGCAAAAGTAGAGTCAGCCCCATTACCACCTGCTCCACCATCACCAGCAGCTCCTCCACTACCTATGGTTACTGTTACATTACCTGAGACTTGCACAGATTCTTTTCTTACTTGTCCTCCTCCACCCCCACAAGCATCTGCACCAGCATCTTCTCCACCTCCACCTCCACCTACAATAAGAACATCAACCTTTGTTACTCCTGCTGGTCGTGTCCATGTACCAGTTGAGGTAAAGCGTTCTATCTTTTCCATACTACCTTGTATATAACTCATTAAATTTCTCCTATATAATAACTACATTTGTTCCATCTGAAGCAACCAAGTAGCTATTGCCAGCCGTTGTATCCGTAACTGTCGCATTTCCATCAATAGTCTCCGCCCCGTTACCATCAATCGTCAAGGTATTACCTGCGGTAACGTGCTTGATGTGAATTGTCTTGCCACCATTACTCCCTGCGGCAGGTAAATCCACTTCCAAATTTCCACCGCTTGTATTGCAAAGTACAAGCTCTCCCCATGATGCTGAGTAAGGCGAATCGCCTGTTGCTTTGGATGCAACTGTGAAAGCTGTAGAAATTGATTCATAGTCAACCGACCCATCTGCCTGTCTTGTTAAAACATCACCATCAGAATGCCCAGTCGAGGTTACAAGAGCCATTGAACCAGTACCAGTTCCAACAACAATATCTCCAATGGCAACTGCTGAAATATCAGCTTCTATCCCACCATTCTCATGCTTTAGAGTTCCGATTGAGCCATCTGCCCTAACATAGGGGGCAACTGTAAAAGCATCAACTGCATCAGCATAAACATAGGCATAGTCACCTGCGGCAGTAGTAATGTTAGCACCGCCTGGCAGTGTAATTCCTGAACCATGTGTGAGTGTTAATGCTCCATCAAATATAATTCTCCTCCATTGCCCAACACTTGAGGCATCGGTAAAATCAACTATTGTAGTGGTTCCAGTTATATGTAGAGTGTTTCCGTCATTACCTCCATATATATTTGTAGTTGTGGCAGACGCAACTGCTGCCCCTTCAGATTCATTAATCGCTTTTGAATTTGTATCCAGTGGACCACCAAGCTGCGGTGTCGTATCCTCTACTATATTATTAAGGAATCCACCTGATGTTGCATCGGCCCGACTAAAAGTAAGTAACCGCCAAGTGGGTGTAGCGTCATCTTGAATAAGAGTTGCTATGTCAGTTGACTCAGTAGTAATATTTAGAGAATCTGGGAGTACCAAAGTTGCGCTGTGTGTAAGGGTCAACGCTCCATCAAACTGCAATGAGATAACCGCCCCAATTCCTATAGCACTTATACCTGTAATAGTAGTAGTACCAGTAACATCAAAATAAGAACCATCTGATCCAAGTGTAAGGGTAGTTGCAGATGGTAAATCAGCACCTTTTTTAAACCTACTCCGAGTCTGCATAGCAATAATTGCAGCTGAGTGATCGTTGGGAACATCGGCCCTAACTAGCGTTTTACCTGCTGCTGGGCTATCTACTTCTGGGGTATCATTTGTGTCTGTGGCCGCTGGGTACCCAGTACCATTACCTGCACCTAATTCTGTCATCTTATAAACCTCCTATGCGAACACCAGTGATTGCTCAATTATAAATACTCTTATAGCGTACAACTCAAATCTTTGTGTACAGTTCTGTTTTACTGTTAGTGCTAGTCTGCGTGGTTGTAACGCAGGTGATAAATCTATAGTCTGTCTTACTGGTGCAAGGCCAGTCCAAGCAAACTCGTTCCAAGACTTATCGCCCCATCTAACTCCTAAAGCTGCTCTAACAGATGAAGAACTAGTAACCAAGGCCCCAGTTATATCTGTGTAATCAACAGTTGGTGAGGTAGTAACATCTAAGTGTTCTAACTCTACCATGTGTAAGTCTTTTGCTACTGCAAGATGTTCACCAGTTTGTAATAAAGTGTTAGATGGCCCTAGGGGATCGTACCTTGAGAGCCAAAATACCTGAATATTAGTAGATCCTGGGTCACTATGAGTTGCATCTTTATTTGCTTCATATACAAATGAGCCAGTAGCTCCACTGTCCTCACCAGCCATAAGTTCTCCACTATCACCAGGACCAGTTTGAGTTGCAAACACTGAAACAGCATTACCCACCATCGGGCCATACCAAGGACCAATATGATCAGTATCAGGATCTCTTTGCAGTCTATCTACATCTAACCAATATTGTATAGTATTAGTTGAACCATTTTTAGGTGTAAAAGCTAATTTATAAAAACCATCATGATATATTGCACAAGCGTTTTTGATCTGATCAGTTGGTATAGATTCGATTGCTTTTGTACCATCAATAACTGATTGTATTGGATGACCTACAGGTATCGGTGTAAGAGTATCAAATGGTAGTAAGTATACTTGTTTGTCTATACCTAACCATAATGAGCCAACTGGGGTCCATACCATTGAGCGTGGGGCTTCACAGCCGACCTTGAGTCCTAAAGACTCGATCTTATAATCACCAGTAGTAAATGGTACTCTAAGGTCATTACCAGAAAATAGGTACATACCACTCGAACCTGCCAGCAATACCTTAGATTGGAACCCAGCACTCTTACCTTCCTCAGAGTGAATAATCATGCCATGAAGTTTACTATCGGGTCGTACTCCTACATTAGCTATTGTCTCCCATCCTGTATCTGAGAATGAATCACTCCATGTTAGATTGCCTGGGTTAGTTTCATCTATACATAAGAGTCTGTCTTGGTAGTTTAAGAATTGAATTGCCAAGGGCGGCGCAAGAAAGTTAACTGTAAGGGTGCCTTCTGTACCAGCATCCATAGTAGTTGCTATGGTGTCCATGTGAACCGCAGTAGTAGAGGTAACTGTAACTGTATCGGTTACAGCGGCAGCACCTACACCAGTAACGCCATCTATAGCAGATGCAAGAGAAGTTGCGGTTGCATCATTGGAAGTTGCGGCGGTCCAATCTGTGCCCCCCGCTGTAAGCACTGTACTAACACCATCCAAGGTTACTGTTACTGTATCACCTGCATCAATAGCAGTATAGTCATCAATTACAATTGTTGCGGTCCCAGCTTCCTTAGCAGTAGTACCATTATATGAGATTGCTCTATCAATACTATTACCTATATACATCTTACTGAGTGCACCCCATGTTGCCATGTGAGTAGCATTATCAGGTGTTTGTGCTTGACCTATAGTAGAATCTATGGTGGTCCATGTGCTACCATTATGTTCTTTGATTACAGCCCCACTCGAAACAACTAACAGCTTACTAGAAGTACTAAAATAAAATCTATGTAATCCAGTTATAGCTTTACCAGTAGACACTTCATCAGTCTCAAACTTAGCATACCCAAGGCGCTTAACCATACCATTGCGCCAGAACATATTTTGTGAAGCTAAACATTCTTCTACATCCAAGGAAGCAATGTTTTTGTGTATATTCACGCCCTTGCGCGACATTGGATATTCTACTACTCTTGCATTGGAGTCTGTTAATGGCATTAATAGAATCCTCCTCTATAACCATACTCAACTGGTAGTCTCGGCACACGTAGTGAATTTCGATTAGAATTTGGTTGTAGTACCTTCATTTTGTCAAGTCTTTTGTCATTGGCTACTTTGGCAAGAGCAAGCATCCTATTGAATTTTGCCTCAACTCGATCTGCCTTGTCAAAGCTGTTCACATATCTTAGAGTCTCGGCCCATGCCCATTGTATCAGACAGTTTTCACATTCTACTGGTAGGTCACTAGTATCTGTGTTAGCCGATAGTGCTGTTGGAATTGCCCAATAGCGTTCTCTTAGCTTAGTTGCGCCACTAGGTATCGGCGCAAATCTATAGTTATCACCTTGTACTACGAACTCTGTGATAGTAGAAGTTGAGTCCATATTAGGGTCAAACTCATCAAAACTACGCCCATAACCTTCTATTAAAGTCAAGTTATCTGTAATGCTAGTAATGTCTATTGTGCGCCCAAAGTCACTTGGTACAGGGTGCGTATATGCTGTTACTACTACACTGTCACCTGCGGCCTCAGTTGTAAGTTTATCTGCGGTTTGCAAAGTTAGAACACCAGCAGCTACACCACCAGACGCAATTGAGTATGTTCCATCGTTAGATGTAGAACCAGTGACGTGGATCTCCATACCAGCTTCAAAACCTGATGTAACAAGGGCAGATCCACTATCACTGATAGTATCTGGGTCTGCATCAGCAAATGAAATTGTGGTTGCAGCTATCTTGGCAGTAGTAAAGATTCTTGTTTTGTATAATGAATACCAATTAGTAGACTCCGCAAAGAGCGCTTTCTGTGCTTCATTTATAGCATCGGCCGCAATCTGAGCCTGCCCAGTAAGCGCCGTAACATCTGTAACATCTGCTCTAGAGAGCCTTCGTAAGACCCTATTTGTCAATTGTAAAAAACTAAGTTTGGCCATGCAAACTCTCCTATTCTATTTCTTCATAAGCAACTGATGCTATTGCACCCGTGCCTGTGATAGTTGCATAGATATCTGTAGCAAATATTATTGGTGTGGCAAATGAAATTGAATTACCACCTTCCTCTAGTTTTGCATGTAAAGACCATTTAATAGTTCCCGCTGCTCCACCATCTCTAAGATCAAGTGTTGCATCTGCAGCTGCGGCCGTAATAGTTGCACCATGCAGTAACCCCGCGGCATCAGCAGTAGTTACCACTGCAGTTGCGTCAAGTCTCTTTGATGTAATGGCTTCATTTCTTCCCATCTTTTACCTCCTTCTTTAGATTCGTTTTATTCTAATTGAGGGTTGTTCAAACTTAACACCATAAAAGTTACACATCTCATTTGAACAGCTTATTATTCTTGTTCTTACATCAGTGCGTTCCATTTGAAAGTCACACTTTGGGCAATTAGCTACAACGCTTATATGAGCATCGTAGAACTCTTCGACATCTGCTTTTTTTGTTACTTTCTTTTTAGCCATAATTTAAAGTTGGGAGGGCTTTTTACACCCTCCTAGGTTAGTCTGCTAAACTCTCTACCACGCACACAAATAATGCCATTTAGTAATCGCTTAAAATCCCCTAAATTTCCACCATTGGATCTTAAGCCATTCAAAAAATGAACCATGACCCAAGGGACTAAGTCTATGACCTAGACATATTTCAAATATCCCATGATGCAATAACCTATTACAAGTAGAACATCTATAGAATCTAACATTCTCACGCTCTTCCCGTTGTTCGGGAGTGAGGGGATGCTCTCCCCCCACTTCCTCAACAGGTGCTACGTTATCTGTAGCAAGATTTATCACCTAGAAGCACCCCATAGTCTGGATGAATCCCTGACCGACAGTACCAGCATCGGCGCTAACATTCCATGCAAACATGTTAGCAAGACCAGAGTAATCAGCTGTAGTAATATCAGTGATTATCTCGGCCTCGGTGTAGCCTGTAGCTACAGCCGCGCCAGCCGCCAAACGTTGATCATCAGCAGCAACATTGCCATCTGTGGTTATATTTGTGTTATAACCATAAATCTGCAGTAAGCTAACTCCACCTGCCGTTGCCTGAGTCTTAGTGATAACCCCAGCTACTCTCATATCATCAGCAACTGAGTCTTCAACTGCAACCCCAAGAGGATTAGCAGCAGAGTCAGTATCAGACCACTGTACAACATCACCAGCAACTACTGCGTTTTCACAGGTCACAGGGATCAAAATCTTTGGTGCATCATTTCTATTTAACTGTTGTATTAACATTATGTTCGCCTTTCTTATGATTCATAAAATCAATAATGTTATGCCATTACCACGAAGAGTGTGCCAGACAAAGCGGCAACTCCTGGGTAAAAAGTGAATGTTCCCCCCGACTCAGCAACATTAACACCTGCTGAGGTATTGGTGGTTGGATCAGCCGTTACTGTGGCCCAGTGGGCTACAGAGCCCGAAGGCCCTGCAAAAGTATCGCCATCACCAATAGCGCTAAAGGTAAAAACTTTTATAACGCTCTGACCACCATTACTAGTTACTGCGGTTATTGCAGCCATACCTACCCCCTTTCCTAAGCAGTGATTGTGTTAATCACGCCAAGTTTTCTCCTGTTGTTGTAAGTGATGTTACCCTGCAGGAGTATCTGGGCAGTTCTAGCATCCTGATTAGTTGGTTTCACAAATGGTGTCGTTTTCATATCAGCGTCTTTGTGAACAACGTAGTTAATGTACTCAGAGTTCAAGAAGTGCATCTCACCAGAGGTACAGTCCCTATCAAACATGAACGGCACACCTTTGTAAGTGAAGTTCTGAAATCCGAGATCCGCAACCTTAGTATTTTGGACTCTTTGAATAGGCTGTACAGCCGCTTCGTAGAACTCATAAATACTTTGAGTCGTGAATATGATGTCAGGCTTGTCGTTACCAAAAGACAAAGTATTAAAAACTGTCCTCATATCGGTAAGTCCCTGAGCTGCAAAAGACCCACCAGTAGTAACACTAGCTTTCCACCAGGTATTCGTAGCAGGAGCAATCCCACCTAAAGTAGAAGACGTACTCATAGCGAGTGCTAGTCCACCAAAGGTCTTGCTGCCGTTGTCAGTTCCATCGCCCCATGCACCCGCGCTCAGAGTCTTTCTGAGAGCCAACTCGGTTGCTCTGGTCTTGGCTTTAAGCAAATTAACAACAGAGAACTTACCCATGTTGCTTCTTTCACTTAAACCATCAATCGTTATGCTTGCGGAGTACTGCTTCCAATCATAACGTGCAATGGTAAATTCATCTTGAGGCGTAGTATCTAGTTGATCGTACCTAGAATAACTCCCCGCAGTTGAATTTTCCTCGTAAAGCAGTGGCTCGACAACACTTTCACCCCCACTTTCTACACGTTTCAATTTCCTCCCATTAACCGCAACTCCCAGCTTACCATTTAAATAGCTGAGTAACGGATACACATCAAAAATCTGATCTTGCATCTTGGTACGATAAATCGCTAATGTCGTGGTTAAAATATCATTCCACGTTCTCGTTTCTGATATACCAGCCATTGTTACGTCACCTTCCTCCCATTAAATTAATTTATTGCATTGCGTGTTTAAACGCTTCCTCTATACTACCTACCTTTGGGGCTACACCTTCTTCCCCAGGCTGTGGAATCTCGCCAGTAGAAAGTCTCTTCTTCTCGGCTATTGTCTTGTTGTGCTCATCTACAGTTTTCAAGTCGTTGTTAGCAGCACGTGCGGCTTTATATAAAAGCTCAACATGCTCAAACTTTGGATTCTCTTGAATAGCAGGATCAAACAACCTCGACAGTTCTTCCATCTTGCCTTGCTGGTCATGCCAATCTGGGTATTCACTATCCATCTTATCGAATGCGTTATTAATATTTGCCTCGCGGCTTCTCTCAATCTGGGGGTCCAAATGTGATTGCTTAAAGTTAGATAACTTTTGTTCAATCATGTTGTTTACTATTTGCATTCCTTTCTTCTCAGCATCGCTCATGTCGTTACTTTCGCCAGTGTTGTTGCCAACTGCGATTCTCTGTTGTTCCTCGGTAGCCCACTTTCTAAATGATGGGCTGTTCTGTAGACTTGCGAGTGTCTGAGCGGCTCTCTCTACTCCCCCTACACCTCTAAAGAGTGAATCTGTGTCCTCCTTGTATTGGCGGCCACTTCTGATTTCGCCATCGCGCTCATGCATTTTCCTTTCAAGCTCCTTGTGAGCTGTCTCGGCGGCTTCGAGCGTTTTGAACTTACCAGATGGTTCTTGGGTTACAGCAGGACTATCCGCAGGGTCATCAGTGTGTTTTTCCTGTGGTATATCTTCTGCTATCTTCCCTAATTCCTGATCTTGTGGTACATTAATCTGTGCATCTAAATCCATAATGGCCTCCTAAAAGGTTGTCATTGTTTATAATGGGGGCGCATCTGCTAACCCCTTTTCCTTCATTAATTTTGCTCGCTGTTCAGGACCAGTGATCTGTGCACCGATACCATCGCAATAATAGTTGTATACTACTGGTTTTGGTCCACTTGATATTAGTCTTATTGCCTCACCCTTGCAACAAGGGCACTTCTCATCCCCCCTCTCATCAACTACATGGAAGTTTATCCAATCTTTGTTACACTCTTTACATTCATAATCATACATTGGCATAAGTTACCTCAAGATGAATTAGAAGTTGCACTTGATAAATTGATTCCTGGCATTATTGTTTCCCCCTACTACTTAGTACACTGGTCAGTAAACTAGATTTTACTTTCTGTGCTTCTATACGTTCCTTAGACTTGATACCTTCCATAGCAACCTGACTCTTCATTTTAGTTTTCTGTAAATCAGTATCACGCTTAGGCTGATCTTTAGCTTGTTCGCCCTGCACCGCAGTTTGCGTTGCCTGCTGGCGTTCTTGCTGTACCTGCTGTTGAGGTTTAAGTAGTTCCTCAGCTTCTGGTATTTGAAATGCATCCAAGAGTTTCTTGGTTCCAACGAATGGATTAACAATTGGATTAGCTTGTAGAGTGTTGTACAATAATATTGCCTCGGCTTTCTTCTTGTCCTCAGTATCAAGTTGCGTTGAACCAACTTCTATATCAAAATTATATTCCCCTACTATTTGTTTCTTGTCAACAGTTAACCAAGGAAGTAAGACCTGAGCTTGATCGCCGACCCTCCCTACAACTTTATGAGGGACACCCGTAAATTGTTGTACTTGATTAACATCTACTTGCTGACGATCTAATGCATTTGGTACAGTCTGAGAAGCAAAGTCGAATTGTTCTTTGTTTAAATTAAGTTCTCTCTTAGATAAAGTCTGCTGTAACATAACTGCCATCTTATTAACTATACGAGCATGAAAGTCCTCTATAATAACTGATCTCTCAGATCGGCGCGACTTTACACCTTCATTAATTAGCGAAGGCTCAGTTGCAGTATCAAAGTTCTTTGATTCGCCCGCCTCAAAGCCACTTACTCCTGCGGTCTGACGAATAGAACTCTTAACTGTGCTACCAACTATATAAATATCCTGTGCTATGTTTACATCTTTGATTGGCTCCAAAGCACCAATTGGCGACTTATTGGATAACATTACTATGCCATCAGGACCAGTTTGGAGTTTCTCTATCTCTTCGTTAGTAAAAGTTCCATCTTGTGCTATGTAAGCTCTCTTGGATATCCTACGAATATGATCCAACTTCATAGAGTTAATTCTATTTAACTCATCCTGAGCTGCAATATAAGTGTCCACATCGCTAATAGGCAAAAGCTCATCAGGATTATAATTAAACCAAAGAGTTTCAATGGGGAAACCTCCTCCAAAATCAAGGGGCCAAGGTCCGTCTTGCAGAACTTTGTCATGCGTCTCCACAATGTCAATAACTTTTCCATGTTTTTTATCCCATATCCTCCAACCTACCACAAGGTTCAAATCGTTTGGAGTCCCACCATCAGCAACGGGCTCCTCAGTAGAGTTCATCTCAGATGCTATAGATTCACTAGTGGGATCAACATCTATACGATGATTAGCAATCAGATCCGAGGTGTTCTTAAATTTCGCATCATGTTGTACATCGTACAGAGAACGTGCCCAGCGAAGTGCAATCCAATCCGCATCACGCAAGTTATGGTCCTTGGCTTTGGGATCAACTCGCAAGTCCATCGGGGATCTGCGAACAGCAAAGATTGAATCTTCCTTAATAAGTTCATGTACCTCCAACAATGTTTTATCTTTTACCTTCTCTGTTTTGAAGGTATAACCAAATTCCATTAGACCCCAATGACCAATTAAAGCGTCTACAAGGCATTTATCGGTTTGCTCCTTTGTACGCAGCTCTTGGTAATGGGAGTCTAAAAGTAATCTCAGCATTGATGCTGAGGCAATAGTGTTAAATAGTGTGCCATCTGGTAGTTTATGGGGGCGTTTCTTTGGTGATACCAAGACCTTAGGGCGCCTCAGATTAATAGATGGCTTGATGGTACTAATGTTACTAAAGACCATATTATCTATAGTAGCTGTTCTATATGGTCCATTAGGTGCCAGTAAATCGGGGTCCCATTGAACACCACGATAGTAGTCGCGCCAAACTTTAAGTTGCTTCTTTACTTTATCATCATGACGCTTATGTGCATTTGATAATCTTAACTTCCATCTTGGAAGGTCAATTTTTTCTGGCATTAGGCTTCCTATTTTAATGGTTTAGTTTGTAATCTTCGTAGTTCCTCAGCTGTTACTGCCGCACCTGATTGTTCTCGTATTCTTTCTGCTTCTGTTTTCTTCTTTTTCTTCTTTAGTAAAGAGTTCTCTGCAATATTACCTAAAATATCACCAACACCACCACCAATATCAGGTAATTCTGCTTCTGTTTTCTTCTTCTTCCTCTTTAGGAAAGCGTTCTCTGCAATATTACCTAAAATCCCTGTTACCGCCGAGCCTGCCCCTTTTCCAGCGCTACTTAGTACATCACCAGCAACCTGTCCTGCCGCTCTACCAGCAATCTGTCCTGCCGCGTCTGTAAGAGCACTTCCTGCCGCACTCAATGCTGCTTCTAATCTAGTTTTCTTTTT